TTACATTATTCCATACATCGTTCCTACGTCATCTGTACTTATCTTCATAGTTCCTACGTCCCACCGCGCGGTGTCTTCGACATCTATTAATTTTGGCGCTGTAACCGCCCAACCACCGTAAAACGTTCCGTTAGTTGCTGCATCCCATATTCCAAAGTGATAAATCGTACCCCACAATCCTGTTGCTGTGGGGAACTGTACCACAATGTTATTAGCAGCCGTTGTCGGATTATTCCCAGTATATGCAAAAGTAACAGATTGCCTTACATATGGCGTTCCTGTTACTTCGTTCACACCAGTATTACCGGGATCGCCAGTATGTAATGATACAAAACGCCCCGTTAACAGCGCATTTAGTACCAAAATTTCACCAGCGCCCGATAAACCACTCATCCGAATGTCCTCTGATGTCGCTGTGTCAATTTGGAACCACTGGCCTTACTAAGCAGGTATCCAACGTTGATTTCCTGCAACAGCTGCGTTACCTGGCCAGCCCACATTGGGGCTCTAGCATCTTCGATGGCATACGCCGAAGCCACGGACAGTATTTGCACTGTGTATAATGTTGGGTACTTCACTTGAACCCACGAAACTACATCTTGGAGCGCGGGGATGTCTTGGAAGTATGTGATCTCGACTTCCAAACCCAAATTACTAGTGCCGCCAACAATAATGTAATTACCGGATAGGGTATAACAATTAACCAGATCATCGACATATTCCTGATCTTGATTGTAATAATCGTCTCGAGGAATATAGCGCAGCGTTCTGCCACCCACAATACGCACCAAATCCAGCTTCTGCCAGTCGGCGGGCAGTAAATACCTATCCTGCGTCAGAACACCGGTATCGAGTTGGAGGTTATCCTTGCAGCGCAGCGTCTTAGACAACTGCTCCTCAGCCATTCGTATCCACGATGTCACTACTTCATCGGGATATACCTCGTTGCCGATCGCAAGCCAGCTGCGGATGGTATTACACCAATCTTGGATCGCTGTCATTTGCCCACTCTACCTTGCCAGACACGAAATGCAGCATTGTCGGGATTATCGAGCCATCTGGCCCAATCTTTTTCATCCCATTGCTCTCGCATTGCTTGTTCGGCTACGGCGAGCGGCACCCCTCGTGCAATCAATTTATTGTCTGAACGTCTAGGGTGCAATTCTTTGAGAATTTTGTTATTCTCAACTGCCTGCGTAAGATCCTGTTCGGTGTAAACGGTGTAATTATCGGGTTTGTCAGAATCCCAAATGCCCGTGCGTTTAACCGTACCGTCATTGCGGTAGGTATACTTTGATTCAGCCATGGTAGCACACCCTCCCTATACGCGTCAAGTATCAATAGGAATACTCGTCCCCGTTCAGAACTACCTTCACAGTAACCCCGGGAGGAACAGTTATGTCGATGTTAACCTCAACGACTGATTCTTCAGGTTCAGGCGGCTGCGGAACGGCACCAGACGATGGCCCAAACCACTTAAGACAATTTTCCTGCGAGCCATTAAACATATTCAGATCGACGTCCCCCGAAAGCCCAGGCACCGACCCCGACTGTGAATACTGCCAAGCACTGTAGCCCATCCACATATCGCTGGCTATTTCTGGCTCGGTAGTTGAATACCTAGCTATCCACAAGCTGGTAGAGGCCAGCGTGAATATATTAGAAACATCATTAGCGATTCCGTTGTTCACATCAACAGTCAGCTTGTTCGCGCCATAAACGGTGATTTCAACACCACCATAAGTCTGCCACCAGCTAACCGCTTGAATGAGATCTACAATAGTGCAAGCCGCGTCTTCATAATCAATGACGATCCGCTCGCCGTCTTCCGGCCTCACGGTGTTCAAATAGTGCTCCATCTGATCAGCGATGTTGCCGTGCTTCAGAAAGTGGTACGTACAAACTGGCAAACCCACCGCTTCAGCCGCCGCACGGTTCGCCTTATACTTGTCGTCAACATAAGTGGAACCCTCGGTGGCCTTCATAATAACGCCCAATACATGAGCAGCGGCTGTTCCGAAATCAACACTGCCGTTGTGGTGGGATATGTCGATGAAATCTAATCGTTGAGCCATAGCCAACCTCGCCTTCAGGTTAATGTCGTAATGCTTCATTACAAGCATTGTTTAGAACGAATGTCACGCCGACGCATAAGCCACTCGTTAGAAATCTCCTCCACAATATCATTTAGCCTATTTTCGATGAGTTTTAACCTCAAACTAGCCGCCTGAACACGCATGCGTTCTAGGTCCTGCAGCATCGAGCCAAGCATCCACAAATATTCCTGCGGCGGCGGTTCGTACGGAATAGGCGCATCAGCGATCATAGCTTTAGCATAGCCAGAGCCCGCAATAACATTACCAAGTAGCGAATCCTGAATATTTGGCATCACTTCTTCCCTTTCTTTTTCCCCTTTTTGAATATGCCGGTACCTTTGTCGGCTTTGTTAAACTCCTTGGCCACCTTCACCGGGACCCCCGTCTTCGAGGCCATTCCGGGGTTATGTGCGACCATTGCCATTAGTCTAGCTTGTTTGGGTGATTTAGATGGCATTTCACTCTCCTGAAAAATGGCCAGCCGGGAAGCTGGCCAAGCTCACAGTTAGGAGGGGTTACAGAGCCTCAAATAATCGTTCCCTGCTTGATACCATTCATAAGAATGTGAGCAAGTGGGTTACGCATTTCGACACCCCATTCCGCGAGGATCATGCGGGTTTCGGCGTCACCAGTTTTTGCCAGCGGATATGACCGGAAATTCCGGTAATATGCAATGGCGAGGTAATCAGCGTCAAGAATCAATCCAACGTCTGTGGGAATCCAGAGCGACGGCATAACTTTGACGCGCCCAAAGTCAGTAGCAATGACATCAACCGTTGCTACCACTTCAGTCTTGCCAACCAGCACCTGCGTGCTGGAACGGCCCTCAAAGGTCGAAACAGTACGCTTGATGCCGGGCGGAACGATCCAAGTGTCGGGGTGAGCGCCATTAGTGAACGCCTTTTGCATGGCGTCACCAAGCATCGTCTCAACCAGAGCCACTTGGCTTGCACCGGCAACTGCCGGGAATGCATCAGTCGCCAATACCGGAAGACCAGCTGTAACACCAATTACAGCGGCACCTGGATTGGCTAACTTATCCTTGGCGCGTGCAATCCAGTGGCAAATTGCCTCTGTCTTGCGCGGCGTTCCAGGATCAGCGCCATCGTCGCGGGCTTGCCTCGAAGAGGCAATTACCTCGATGTCCGACTTCAACACCTTTGAAGCCATAGCCATCTGGTGGCCAAGCTCGGAACCCTTACCAGCGGCGTCAGCTTCTTCCTGCGATCCGGAAACAGTCGCATCGCGCTTAGAGATCTGCGCAACGTTGGTAAGGCGAGTTGTCGGCGTTGAATTCGACCGAACAAGGTCGAAGCCTTCAATCTGCGCATTGTTCGGATCAACGGCGGGCAGAAATTCCGTCTGCCAGTCGAATGTACGGTTCTTGGCATTTCTGCGACGTGCCATTGAAAGGATGGGAGTGTCAAAGGGATCAATATTATAAATTGAGTTTGACAGATCTTCCCTGTTGCCCTTCGCTTGATAAGTGGTATATGTACCAGAAATTTGCGGCATATTAGCCTCCTCTGCGGATGATTTCGTCCATGACTATAGCGGCATCGTCGATGCTGCCGGTTTTATTTAGACGCTTCATAGCCGAAGAGACGCCTCTCTGAGCCGTTCGTTGTTTAACGCTTCCCGCTCCAGGTGCAATCGGTTTGGTGGTCTTAGCTACCGGCTGCGGTTTAGAAGCCATCATCCGGTCAAATTTGGATGCTTTCAAAAGGACCATAAGCATCCTGGAATCGTAGACTTGTGAAATCTCGTCCTCTGTAAACCCAAGGCCAAGGGCTGTTCGGCGCATCGCCTGAAGATCCTTGCCTTTCCTCTTGGGGTCGGTCGCCCAATTCCGACTGTTAGCTTGGTCGAATTTGCGCGTTTCAGATTCAGCGAATGTCTGGAGTTGAACCTGATCGCTTTCAACTTGTCGAGCAGTAGCCTCTTCAAGTTGTTTCCTCATGCCAGCTCGGAATCCGCGTACTTGGTCATAATACTTCTGAAGCTCGCGGGCGCGCATCGAATTCTTCTCGAATTCAATATCCCAGTCGGGCTCCTTGGGAACTAGTGCGTCGAGGTGGGCTTCAATCTGCTTGCCCAATTCCATGGTGTAGTGATAGTTCTGAACAGCATCAGCGGCTGCTCTCTGAACTATCTTCTTAGCCTCGTCCAATTCGTTGAGGCGCTTGTGGAATGTCTCGGTACGAACATATCCCTCAAGAGCCTCCTTGAGCTTCACCACACGTTCTTCGCCGTCAACGGTGACCTTTACCTCTTGTTTTAGAAATTGCTCATCGGGTTCTTCAGAGTCCTCTTCAGCCTCTTCAGGTCCTTCGCCGTCGTCATCGTCGGCGTCGTCGGACTCATCATCTGGTTCAGATTCCCGATCGCGCTTGCTATCCCTTTTGGCTTCTTTGTAGAGGGCTTCTTCGGGGTCGTCGTCATCCCCGCCACCGCGTTGAGGGGATTCATCGTCGACTTCGGTTTCGCCAATATTCCTGAAAAGTTTTTCGGTAGGCGGGCCATTTTCTTGCGCTCCTTTCCTAGGTGCGGGGCGGGATTCTGCTTTAACTTCTGCTTCGAACGCGCGTGCGGCTTCGTCTATACCATCACCCATGACCATTGTCCCTATGCTTGTACTTCTGGTTCATCTTCTGGTCATTCACTACGCTCTCAAAGTAAGAACGTATCCGCTGA